CCTCTCGTGCCGAGGAACTCTCATCGTCTGTCGCTGACGAGGAGAATGAATTTCTCCGAGCACGAGTTGCTGTTGTTCTCGAACCTTTGAAAGTGAGAACGATCACAGCCGGTCCTGCTGCGCATTATTTTTTGGCACGCATGCATCAGAAGGCGCTTCACAGCTACCTTCGTGGCATGTCTTGTTTTCGACTGATCGGACGTCCGGCTTCGCCGACGGACATCATGTCGATACAGGTAGTTAATGCGCAGGCGCTTGCAGAATGTCAAGACGAGGGAATTGACATTACCGAGTATGATGGTTCGCCATATCAAAACATGGGCGAATATCTCAAACAAGATCGTTTTTGGTACTCGGCAGATTATCAAGAAAGTACGGATATGCTCTCCCGTACGTTGTCATCCATAATTCTGCAAGCAACCATGTCTAACAAATGGGACATGTGGAGACGACAGCTCGTTATGTCGCTTAAGCCTCATATCGTGTGTTATCCTCGCCTCGAGACGTATCGTTCTGCTGCGCTGTCACCAGCGCAGTTTAAACATTTACGTCGTGAGTGGAAGAAACTCGACGATTTGCTTGAAAGCGGTCTTTCTCGCGATGATTCCAGAGTCATCGCGCAGGAGCGTCGTATTGACCTTGCCGTTGACGATATTGATCCTCTTCTCACTATTCGCTATCGTGCGAACCAGGTTGAGAATCGTCAACTCTGGAACGAACAGACTGAACTACGTCAAGTATTCGGCGACAACGTCGCTCCCATACTTTTTGACGAGTTTGAAGACGAGTACTCCATCGAGAATCTCGTTCGACTTCAGGTCGTTCGTGAAGGCTTCGTCGAGCATGCCGACGAAGAAGGTCGAAGAGTTCGGTCCGGTGGCACATTTCATCTAGTGCTCAAACGGGCCCTTCCTCCATGTGTCCAACGTAACGCGCAACTGATGGGTTCTCGGTTGTCGTTCACTATTCTTTGTCTTTGCAATATGTCTTTGTATCTTGCGGTCCGCAAGCGTACTGACGATAAGCTCGGCATTAAATGGAACAACAAGCGCGTTCGTTTCTGGTTAGACAGGGTGCTCATCAATGGTGATGATTTGCTGACGCAGTTCACATCCGACGAGATCGTTTGGTTCAACGAAATCGGTAACGACATCGGTCTTCGTATGTCGGTGGGAAAAGTGTACACGCATGATCGCTATGCAAACATCAACTCGACTGCCTATGATTGTCCAATCACAGGTGGACACGCCACTGAGATTCCTTACCTCAATTCTGGTTTATTCTTCGGCCAGAACAAAGTGTTATCTCGGGTCGGCGGCATTGATGAGCTCAATGAACAGGAGAAAGCGAATGGTGAGGCTCCTCACATCGCTGTTCTCGACGAAGTTGTTGCTGGTGCTTTCCGCGGCAAGCATATAGATCTTTTAAAAGCTTACCTCGAATTTCACAAATCCGACCTCCAGAAAGAGTGCCGCGGACGAAACTTGTTCGTCGCGATATCCCTTGGCGGCTGGGGTTGTACTGCACCGGTGGGATGGGAATTTCACATCACACCTTCTCAGCAAAACGAGATCGCACGTCTTTATCGATATTCTGATGTTTCAATCAGTCGGCCTTTTCGAAGCCGGCAGTTCGAAACAAATGATGATATCGATCATCGACCGTGGAAAGTCGTCGAGAATCTTAATACCGAACGCCCTCGCTTGCGCAAATGTCGTGGCGACATTGCCAAGCTGCCGGACGTCGATATCACGATTGAGCGCGTGCCAATTGGTACGTTTTCATTTCGTGAATGACACTGTTCGAGACCGAAGTCGTTAAACTACGTCAGGATCTTACGATAAGATCAAGCGGGTCATCACTGTTGAGAGGTCCAAAACGTTTTGCGTACCCAACGCATGTAAACATTTACGTACTAAGTGGCATCGCAGCCACGGAACGTCGAGAGACTGCACGGATCTGCAGCCAATGTGCTGTCGGTGGTGATGAACAGTCCCAGTCTTGTCAACTGGTACGATCCGACTGTCAAATGACAAAGAAGAAACAGGGGGCTACTCCTAAGTCAAAAAGCAAGAACGTTCCGCGGAAGAACCAAACTCCGCTTCGGCAAGCATCGAATGCTTTGCCAAAGGCGCCAGTGGCCATTGGTGACGTGCGTCGAAACGCACGTCCCACTCTCTGGCGCCGTGGTGACGATACCATGTTAACTCATGTTGAGTTTGTGGGTCCCATCGTCACCGATCCATCGAATACTTTCGCCTATGATGTCTATCCTCTGACCCTGGAGAACATTGACACCTTTCCTTGGGGAGCTTTTGTAGCCCAGCTCTTTGAGGATGGCGAGATCGAGTCACTGGACGTGATATTCAAATCAACTAGTCCGACTAACGCATCTGGCTCCGTCGTCATTGGCATCGATTACGATGCCTCCGACGACGTTGAGGCCGTTACGTTGCGCGAGCTGTTGAATTGGGATGACACGGTCGACACCAACGTTTGGTTGTCGGCCGTCCATCGCTCGAGTCGAAAGAACCTTTCGATCATGTCACGTCTTCGCTACAATGCGAGCAATGGAGGTGATGAACGTCTCAGTTCGTTTGGCAACTTGTTCGTTGCAACAACTGGCACGAATCTTGTCACGCAAGTCACGGGCACTGACCTTTTCAACCAGGTTGAAGTCGGCCACTTGTATCTTCGATACACCGTGAGACTTGGCGTTCCAACTGTCCCTCCAATGATTGGCTCGTTCGTCACAAATGGCCGCGAGAAAGCTGTCTATCCGCAGTTCGCCTTTTCCGCCTTTCCGGCGGCGGCGATCTCGTCGACAGCAAATCTCCTCGCAGGCCTTGCGCCGTCAGACACGCCGGTGATTACTGAACTTGAAGAATCATACGGTCTGCGTGTCGACAAGCCGACAACGGCGACGCAATATCGCGATTCGACCGGCGCGTACGCGCCGACGACCTCGCCGTTGCTTATTTGTGACAAGGATTTCGATGGAATGATCACGTTCACTATGAAGAACGCTTCCACAATCGCCGGAACCGCTCCGTCGGGCATCGTCTATGATCGAGTAGACGCGGCCGTCGCGGCTAGTCCTCCGAGCTTTGTGGACGCTCCTGGGGTGGTGAAATACGTTTACGACATTGTCGATTACTACGTTGACGCCACGAATTACGGTGTGACAATTGTCGCCAGACTCGCTCTTCAAGCAGGTCAGGCGATTCGTCTCGCCGCGGGTCTTTATACAGCAGGAACATCGATGTTTCGTACTTTGACTGCCCTTTCAGGCCGTCGTGGAACTTACGATCGAGAATTGCTGTTGAAGAACGGCCGGCTGATCTCCGGCCTCCCCCCAGCACAGAAGGCACCCGTGCCTACTGTGATCATTGCCACTTAACGTGATCAAGAACATGAGTAAGGCAGATCTGACACTCACTCCTTCACCGCGCCGTTTTATCCGTTGACTGTAGAACAAAGTCAAAACAAATAAATCGACGGTGCGACGGTAGGTAAGCTGTGAGAACTGATCTGGACAGTCTAGCAACTGCCCTCCCCCAGCTGTTCATGCGCTCAGCACTGTTTAAGAAACAGGCGCGGCACGATTCATGTCTGAACCGTCTGCCTCCGATAACTTGGGCACTCCGTGTGCCCCTGAAATCGGAGTCGGCTCTCGGCATCGACATCTGACTGTCGGCAAATCGGCAACGCATGAACGACATCTGACCAGAACCAATAATGGTCTTTGTCATACGCAAGGTACGAAGTCGACATGAAGTTTCATGGGCATCGTAGGTGCATTTACGCGCATCCGTCCCCAGTAATTCGATGTAAGTAGAGGCCGTACTCAACGGTCAAAATCTACATCGTCTTAGGTCCAGCGTTTGAGTGACGCTGACGTGCACGAGACATTTAGTCCTGGTGCGGCTTCCTTGCCGCAGTGCTCCTCCATAAACCCGAATGGAGAAACTGAACCGGCGGATAACGATCACCGCTGGGAGTATGCCACTCGTCCTGATCAGACGACAGGTATTGGTCATATCGATTTGCCCGGAATTCGTAATAGGATGTACCCATTACGTCTCGGAGTCTCGAAACAGAGTATTCGAACACGAGCCGTGTGGACACCGTTGAGAATCGATAGCTGAGCTCAAGCTCGGTCCAAGCCTGC